CCACCTTCGATAAGAGCATCAACATTCACACCTTCAAGATCGTCACCTGAAATGTTTGAACCTTGTGTGCCGAGTGTGCAATTTTCACTGATGATTTTATAGTTTGCCATTTGTTGTCCTATCCGTGAACTGTTACTTGGAACTGTATTTGTAAAAACTCTGCGTCAGCAGAACTTAAACTTGTAATGTTCGCACCCGATGGTAGCACCAAAGTTCGACACACGCCACCTAGCGTCTTGTCGCCTTCAATTGCAGCACGAACACTTGTTGCACCGGAATAAGAAAGATAACCGTCAAGGGTCGCAAATGCATTTCTGTCTGTGTATCTACCAACGATTACAAACACACTCCAATCCATAACCACATCGCCACCTTGAAATGCTCTGTGATATTCAATCCGGTTCAAAACAGGGAAACCCATAGGTGGGTTTAATTGTTCAGGTTGATAAGTGGAAGTGCGAAGCCCTGTAATAGTGGCGAGTCTTGCAGCCAATCCGGTAGCGACCTGTGAAACTGTTGCTGCCATTAAGCAATTCCGAAACGGCGATATTGTGAAAGTAGGTCACGGACATCAGGGTCAATTGCTCGTACCGTGATAGCCATATCTGCGAAACCGACCACTCCGAGCGCAGCGTTCAACCGTGCGAACTGTCTCATTGAAAGCAAAATACACGCTTGGTTTACATCGTCAGGAATACTTTGCCAGCCCCATTCTGCTGTTACTTGAACAGTCTCAAATGATGGTGTTGTGTATAGAGGGAATGTTGCACCTCCGACCATACGAGCCGATTCATATGGGCGTGTGTAGATCGGAACATTTCGAGGTTGTAAAACATAGTCCACACCCTGCGTTAAGGTCGTGGCATAAGTGCCATCACCAGCAGAATCAATTTTGATTGTGACGCTGGTATTCGCTACATCTCTGCCGAACTCTAAAAGATATTCGTTGTATGGATACATAGGCACAGCAGTCTGCGAAGTCTTGTAAAAGAACCTGCCACAATAACCGTCAATGCGCCGAGAAGCAGACTCAATAGCACTCTCAAGCAAAGTGTCATCGGTGCTGTCAGTAATTCTGAGAGCCGATTTTAATTCTGCCAAAGTGCAGTAACCATTTACAACAGCCATTAGTTAGGCTTTCTTTTTCTTGCCACGCTTCAATACAGACTTTTCAACCTCAGGTTCAACCGAAGCAACCTCAACCTCAGGCACATATTTGTTGTCAAAACCAAGTTCACGCAAAGCAGCATCAACCGCTTTCACACGATCTTTCAAACCTCTGCGTTCATAACCTGCTCGTTCTGCGAGAAGTGCATCAATCATTTTACTCATAAAGACCCCATAAATAGTTGAAGGTTGCCGATACCCCGAAGGATATCAGCAACCTTACAACAATTCAGTTTCAACAACCTTAGAAGGTTGGTGTTACCAATCCGGTTCCGCCGACAAGAGCGAAAGCATTTGGGTAACGATTTGCGGTGAATGCGCTGTAACCGTAAACGATCATTGTCAGATCGAGTTCGGCTGCCTTTGGTTGCTCGAAGCGAAGCATCATCGGTTCGCCTGCACCCTGTTCCCACAAGTGGGCTTCTTGGGTGTTACCCAAGATGATGACATCTTCGTTGCTACCTGCACCGTTTGTTGTGATGACATTGGCATCTGTGATGACAGGCAAACCGAGAATGGTGTAACCCGAATTGCCATACACAGGTGCGCCGTTGCCCGAAGCAAATGCTGGCTGACCATTGAAGTTCGGTACAGGCACAGCAAGTGGTCGTTTCTGATCATCAACCGCAGCCAAGATGAAAGCAAGTCGGCGTGGGTGCATCAGAATAAAGTTCGGACCAGCAAAGAAGTTGGTCTGAATACGCTGAACACAGTCAGCCAATTTCGGGTACAACTCAGCCACGCTTGGCGAAGCGTCAGTGTAAGTGACAACTTGCGTGATCACATTTGTAAGTGATGTTGCTGATGTTGTTACATTCAACGAATCAAGGTTCGTGTGGTATGCCGAAACAAGGTCAGCCATTACAAGGCTGTCAATGTTTGTGCCACGCTCAATCGCTTGACGGCTGACATTCTGCTGACCAGCAACAGTAACAACCGAAACATCAAGTTTCGTGTCATCCATATTGGTCTCTTGAACGGCTGCGCCTTCAGTTTGAACTGCTGTTGCTGAACCAGTTGTCACCTTCGAGATTGAAATTGTTAATCCTGATTCTGGCAACTGATGCTTACGAGCAACATCAAGGAACGGGCGACCTGCACGAGCAAATGGTGCTGCAAGTTCAGTCAAGAACTGTGGCACGATCAAACCTGCAAAGGCTGCACTCGTTACATCACGGCGTTCAATCTTTTCCTCGTTCATATGGCGAGCAAGACGCTGCTGTGCTGAATAGTCGTTGTTGAATTGTGCTGCGTAAGCATCACGAATGAACGATGTTTCTGCTTGTGGCGAGTAGGTGCGAGCCTCAGACTTTACTACTGAGCCACCAACTGCAACATCAAACTTCTTTTCTTTGCGAAGTTCTGCTGCTTCTGCTGAACGCTTTTCAAGTTCAATGTGCTTTTCGATTTGTTCATCAAGTGAACGAACATCGGCAAGTGTTGAAGTGATCTCAACATCTTCCTCTGTTGTAAGTTCTCGTGCGTCTGCTTGTGCTGCCGAAACAATTGCTTCAGCCTTTGCAAGTGCAGCGTCACGCTTTTCAATGAGTGTTGCGCTAAATGACATTATGACCTCCAATGGTCAATTGGTTTATGTTTTGTCCGAGTGATAAAACCAGTGACCGAATTGGTCGGCTGTTTAACGGCTGCGTAACTTCTCAACTGCGATCTGCGATTTACGCAATAGCAATTTTGAAGTCGGTGCGATAGTAGCAGGTGCTTGTGCGCTACGCAACTCAGCAACCGTTTCCTCATACGCAGGAAAAGTAACAACGCTCACATCAAACAATTGAACCTCTCGAAGTTCACGAACCGAACGATCATCTGACCAGTTATCTTTGATGGTTCTGAAAGCAAAACTCATCTGATTTAGGTCGCCTCGCTTCATCGCCGAAATGATACGAGCAGCATCAGGGTTGGTTGGGTCAAGTTCTGCCTCTACACGCAAACCACGCTCATCTTCTTCTAGTGCGAGTGTGCCGGATTTCGAGCGAGCCAAAGGCACTCCTTCGTGATCAATTAGTAATCGAACATCTGCACCATCGTTCAAAGTTTTTGAGAACGCCCCACGCTTTACATATTCGATAAATGGCATTGGTTCTGAAGGTGAATCAAAAACTGCTGCATATCCAACAAGTGTGTTGCCTTCTCCTTCGGCACGAACTTCAAGATTGCTGTATGCGATGGATCGCTTTTCGTCAATCGGTTTTGCAATCCAGTTTATTAGTTCAGCCATAGTTACCTCACATTAGTTTATGTTACTTATCTTTTCCACTTTCGGAATACTTCGGGTGTTCAGGGTGAAGCAAATCATTGTCAGTCACATACGCTTTGTTTGCCGGTGCGCCTGTCTTGACGAGATACAAGAAGGCATTTACTCTTGCCATCGCCCATTGAGCCCTTCCAACATTCGGTCTATGCGATGTTGAGAACGCACCTGCACCACGCCGATAGACAGCCTTAACAGCACCCATAGTTGTTCGTGTCCAAACAGGGCGATTTCGTTCTTTCATTTCGTCATTATGTTCTGTGACCTTGTTTTGTAAAGCGGTTTCTGTTTCTTCACTAATTTCAATGCCACCTGTCTTGCCTTGTGCTGAACCTTCCGGATTAGTTTCGCTGCCTTTGATCTGATCTTTTTTAGGTGCAGGGGCTCGTTTTTCATCATCGAGTTGGTTGATAATTCGATCTGCATATGCTTGCGCCCTTCGTGCGCTTGCTTTACTTGAACCACCGCCCCACAACAACATCGCCACCAAACCTGCGGTTATTTCGTCACCTTGAACAGCATCTAGATCAACAATATGGCGTGAAATCCAAGGCGATATTTTGCGCCATTTTGCTTCCGCTACCGTACCTGCTGCCATCTTTCGGGCATCTTCGACTGTTTGTGGAACTAATCCATCACCGGAAAAACCTTGTTCGTGTAATGCAAGACCACGCTTTGCTGACGCTCGCATAAAGGCAGGTGCAGACAAATCAACTGCCCTATATTCATCATCTTCCATTTCACCTTCATCATCTGGCTCATCTTCTTCATCTTCTTCTTCGATTTCTTCAGCCTGATAATACGCTTTACCTTGATTCAAAATTAAAATCGCTGCGTCAATAAACGCAACAAGTTCTTCGTTTCGTTTGTCCATCTTTCTTTCATCTGCTGTAGCGATATTAAGAGCAGTCATCTGGTCTATCGCTTCTTGATGTGTTGCGTGACAACCACCATCAACAGGAGTCATTGACCCAACTTTTACTACAGCGTGACCATCGCAACCTTCAGCGTTCATAATTACTTCGTAAGGCATAACTAATCCAAGTCAGGTGTCAAAACTTGAATATCGTTTGTGCTGGTAGCAACAACCGCATAAAGTTTTTCATTCGTTGGAACAAACAATTCTTGTGATTCACCATTACCGATATGAAATCCTGTGGTTGTTGTAACGCTTGAACCACCAACATATATTTTTGCGCCACCAGCATTGTGAATATAAACCGTTCTTGGTTTATCGTCTGATGGAACAATAAGTGTTGCTGTGGTTGCGACTGTTACTTTTTCTGAGTGCATAAATGTTTTACTTTTCTGGTGGCATAGCGTCTGTGCCGACAACAGGTGTTGTTGAAGGCGCAACGAACTGATCGCCACCCTCATAGGGTTCACGATTTTCTATTTCTCGTGCTTCGTTAGGTGTCAATGTGCCAGACAAGATTTGAGTTTGTTGTGCTTTAACACGGGTCATCAGATCGGCTCGCAAGAACTCTGAAGCGTTGAAACGAACTTGTTGTGTTAGTGGCAGCATCTCGCTGAACGCTGTTTCTAATCTGCGAACCCAACCAAGAAGCGTGTATTGGTAGAACGCTGAACCGACTGCTTCAAGATTTTGATAGGTCTGACTGTCGCCACCTGTGCCGATAATTAAGTGAAGGGGAATGCGATACACACGGGCAATATCTCGAACGATTGATTCTTTATGTTCCAACATTTGCATATCGGCTGCACTTGTTGTTATTGGTCGCCACTTCAAACCGCCTTGCAGAACAGCAGGCTTACGATGTTTGTAATGTGCTTCTTCCCACGAATCACGAATCTGCCTTGCCTGATCAGGTGTTAGCGCACCATCTGTTTCAAGAACCGATGACGGTGTTGCGCCTTCACCATAGAACTGTGCCAAGAATCTGTCCATCGCTAAACCCATACCGATTGTGTTACGCATCGTTTCAATCGGTGAAACTCCTCGCACCTGATTAGGAAGTATCAGCCAATGAATGGCACGAATGTCTTTACTTGTATATTGAACTTTGCCAAGATCATAAAGTGTGTCTGTGTCTGCGTAAACAATTTTCTTGATTGCGTGAGGGTGGATATTTCGCATCTCTACCGGTAAACCGTTTGCACCTTTAGGCGCATAAATATATGCGTTACCGTGCAAAGCCAATGTCGCCATAGTTTGGTGAACGAACTCAAACATATTCTGTCTATCATTCGGGCGTTGCAACACCGAAGGCGTAGGCAGTTTTTCTATGCGACCTCCACGAGTGCGAGTTAATTCAAGAGGCATCGCAGCAATCGAATCAGCAAGAATTGTTACAGCAGACAACACAGCACTATGAGCGAACGCTGTTAGTTCGGTGACGATCTCGCCTGTGTAGTTCGGATAGTAAGGGCGAGCAGTTATTTGATATGGGTCAATAGAAGTCGGCAAGGCTCGCTGTTCAGACCTGCGAAACAAACTCATACTGCTAGACCTCCAGCAACAATCAAAAGAACTCCAGCAACAATAACACCTATTGGCACACTAAACGCCGAGATACCTAACACGATTAAAACACCGCCGACAATTTCCATTGTTGTCGTGACTGTTTCTCTGTTTATCATTTCCAAATGTCCAATACTGCTGGTTCAATAACTGCTGTTGCTCTAGTTGTTGCACGATCTAATGCCATAACCATAGCAATACAAGCGTCAATTTTTCTCTTGCTCTTGCCTTTGCTTAGTCGCCAACCGGTATCGGTCATTCGTTGCGCTGCCGAAAGCACTTGATCTGTGAAAGTTGGCGAACCATCGTGGGCAACCTTTTTGTTCACGATCATTTCGTAGGCGTTACCGCAAGCAGGAATCATTCGTGCTGCTGACTGTCCGAATTCCACCATCGGTAAACCGTCATCGGACAAAGCCTCTGCGCTTCTTTGAAAATAAGCAGGGTCAAAGGCAAACTCTTGAACTTGATAAGTCCGATGTAGTTCTCGCAGGTGTGCTTCGACTTCTGCAACATCAACACCTTCCAAAGATGGTTGCCAAATCTTTGCTCGAACAACAGTTTGATCTTCTTGAGGTTGAGCGATGACTACACCGATACTGTCGTGTTTCAAAGCCATATCTATTCCCACCCAAACAGGTAGATCAGGCACAAGTTGTTTGTCTGAAACGCACTGTTCCCACGCACCAACAGGCAGCCAAGACTCTTGAGAACGCACCCATTGGTTCAACCTCCATCGCCTCATTCCCATTTCACTTGTTTGTTTCACCGCAACAGCAAGATCATCAGGGTCAAGTAACCCTTCGGCAAGGTTTGGATTCGCTATTTTCCACGCTTTTTTATCGTCTATTTCACAGTTTTCAGGTGCTTCCCACCACCAAAAACCAAACGAATCGTCATCAATTTCACCCGAACTAACCTGTTTTCCGTACTGATAAAGCCTTCCTGCAAGTGAATCTAAGTCATATCCAGCCGTAGTGATGCTGATTGTTAATGGTTCTATTCGTGCGCCAGAACCTAATGTCATCTGGTCATAAAGATCGTGGTTTGCTTGCCCCCATAATTCATCAAATAGCACCAATGACGGATTCAACCCAGCCTGACCTTTGAAGTCTGATGAAAGAACACGGAACACTGAACCAAAGCGTGGCATTTCGATTGCGTCACGATAAATCTTCGATTCACTATTCAACATTGGACTGTTCACAATCTGTTGTTTTGCTTCGTTGAAAATAATTCGTGCCTGTTGTCTGTCGTTTGCTACCGCATAAACTTCCGACCCTGCTTCACCTGCAATCATTCCGTAAACACCAACAGCCGACAGCATCAAACTTTTTCCCTGCTTACGAGGCAAACCAATCAAGGCACGGCGATAACGCAACCTCCCTGAAACATCATTACGCTCATACAGAGAACGAAGTAACCATTTCTGCCAAGTTGTAAATCGTAAAGGTGCGCCTGCTCGAAAACCTTTCAACACATTGAAATAGTTTTCGGCAAAGTTAATTATCTCATCGCCATCAGTAGAACGATTCTTGCGTTGTGTATAAAACGCTGGCTTCCACTTATCGGCTGGCTGAACGCTTTTCGGCAATACGCTTTGCAAGATCGTTGAACTCGTGTTGTGTTGTTTCACCTGTTCCTAATAACCCTCTCTCAGATGGACTGAACCCGACCTGACCCAACAGTGTAATGATTTGACGATCAACTTCACGCAACGCTCTACGCTCACGCCACAAACTTTGATCTTTCAACAACATAAGCCTCAACCGTGTTCGTTCCTCAGTTGCTTCACACAACATCAAAACTAGTTCGGTATCCATATTTTGTTTCAACCAACTAGCACCGGAAGTCCAAACCTGATTCCAAAGATTTCTCCCCTGTACCCCTAGTTGCCTTGAAGGTTCGGGGATATGACCGGAAGCAATCGAAGTGATATCAGCCATTGGTACAACCTCAGGCAATTTACGCCCTGAAGGATTCCCGATACGGCGTTTTCGTTCAACAGGTTTCCTGTTGTGTCCTCCACTACCTTTGCCACCCATAAGTTTTTAGCCTCGTATCTAATCAGATACAAAGTATGCCACAAAAATTAGGCAGCAACAGCATTAACAGCCCGAACTTCCTTAATAT